AGTTCTTTTGTATGCGGGTTTTGTGCCGTGTACCAGCCTGAAGAGGGCATTTCAATCCAGCCAAGCTCTCGAGCAATATCAAACAAACCAGACCATTTCTTGATGCCGTTATCGAATTCAACAGTAATAGGAATCTTGCTGTTTTCACGGACATCACGAGATTTATGTGCAACCAATGTAAACTGATAGCCAGTCAGGTCTTTGCCTTCTTTCTCTTGAGCGCGAGTCACAAAAAATACTGTATTTGCTGAATAAATTGGACCGGTCCCCCCACTCATTTGTGTCTTCGCATACAATTCAATAGTTTGATATGTGTGGTTCACAGCAATCATCGGAATTGCTTTTGAAGTCAAATAAGGTGTCACAATCCTAAACAACGACTTCAGTGCTTTTGCTCTCGACATATCTGCCACCGATTTCTGTTCTTTGGCGTCCTCGACTTCTTTCTTGGAGGCAAGATTACCAACACTGTCAATCATAATGATTACTTTGTCGCCTTTTTCGATTGCTTCCAATTGTGCAACCAGGTCGAATTTCAGTTCTTCAACATTGGTAATCGGAGTATGCACGACACGAGAAGCATCGACACCCATGTTACTGAAGTATTCCGGAGTGGCGCCATACTCGCTGTCGTAGAACAAACAAACAGCATCGGGATGTTTCTTCATATATGAAGAAACCATCAACAGGCTGAAGTTTGTCTTGAAGTGTTTTGACGGTGCAGCAAAGAATGTCAGACCAGGCAGGAATCCACCATATACACTACCAGACAATGCAATATTCAAAGCCGGGATATTAGTTGAAACTCTATCTCGTTCTGAAAAGAATTCGGATTCATTAAGCATCTGAGTTGCCTTAATGGTCGAGTTCTTTTTAAGTTTTTCGAGAATACTCATTCAATATTTTCCTTTCTTATCCAAAGAAATCATCTACAGAAAATTCATCAATGTGTTTCCATCCAATCTTGCTTGTGAAGCTTTCGACAGGGGAAACAAATGTTGATTGATATAATGCTTCGCGGTCTATATAGGGTTCAAGTTCAAACTCTGGTGGCAGATGAGTTTGGTATGCAATATAACCACCAGAAACAGGCGAAGCATTAACCAATTTAATCAGCTTAATCTTGTCGCCGTCCTGAATCTTGGGCAAATCAATTAACCCGTGTTCATCAAGCAATCGGTTGTACTCTAGACTAGCTCGAACATGGAACGGAATCTTGACTCTATAGTCTCCATTATGGTCAACCCATTTATCAAGATTGTTCACACCACGCGGAGTAGCAATAGTATCAATATCAACCTTATCGTATTCTAGCTTGAATTCGTTCATATAGTCAAGAAGCTCGGCATTAGTGCCATTTAGCATGATACGATAGCAGTTCTTCAGGGCTTCTTTGACGAAGCCTGGTGTTGTCGTTCTTGCTGTTTCGACCCCCATTGTTTTCAGTTTCGGAGTGTCATAATATTTCGCGCCCTCGTCGTCGAGAACTTCCATCACATAGTTTTTCTTGGCTCGCCACATTGCAGCGTGAGCAATTACTTCGCGTTTCATGCTCATTGTGTTGTGATGGGCATTAACGTATTTCGCGAGCTCTTCGTATTGTTCGGCGATGAATGGTTCAAGCTTAGTCTTGCAGAATTTATCAATGGCGTCGCAAATTTTAGTATTCGGAATTTCTCTGCCATTTTTCAGTTTATCTGCGAGATAAGCTAATGAAATATAACACGAATCTGTATCGGAGGCCAACCACCTTTCGTGTCCTGTATCAGTTCCGAACAGTTCATCAAGATATTTGCAAATTCTATCGCCAATAAATCTAATGGTCATCTGACCAGTCATTGTAATTGCTTCAGCAATATCAGGATTATAATAACGAAATGCTTCATTAGCCTGAGCACCATAGTAGGCATTGATTGCTACCTTCTTAGCAAGCTGGAAAGCATCAAGCATTGGAGTATCTTTTTCGAGATGCTTCGCACTTTCCTTAATGTGATGCAGTTCTTCAATTTTAATTAGAAGTTTCCTCAATCGTTTTCGATAATCCTGACGACTGTCAAACATCTCTTTAACACATATCGAAGCCACTGCGGTCTTGTCGTTTCGATACAATGTGCCGTTTGCAGCAATAGAACATCCAATATTGTGAGCTTCTTCTACTTCTGGGATAGGCTTGTTTGCTATCATATCCTCAAGCAAGCCTTTTCGTTTCTGATTGTGTCTAACGATTGTATCGTACCCCATGTTGTATTGCTGAATAATTGATGGATATAACGAAGCCAAATCCAGAGAAATAACCCACTTAGACAAGCCAATCTTCGGCTCAAGAACAAACGCGCCTTCAATCTCTTTCGGCATCTCTTTCGAGTGCGGAGGAATAATGATATCATGTGCTCGACAATAGTTGAAGATATAACTGTCCCATAGCTTAACCTGACCCATTGCATCTTGTGTATTACACTTTGCATCGTATTGAAGAGTGTACACGAGAAGCAGATAACGTTTCTTCTCTTCAAGCTCATCAATCAAGGCAACGTCATTCACGTTATAGCGAACAAACTTTGTCGGATTGCCGAGATAGAACTCTTTGATGTTTGCATATTCACCATAATCAACTTTCCCTTTGCCAAGTTCTTTCTGAGCAATATATTCAAGTTTATACGAAGCCTGGGTGCCGCCGAATTTCTTGTATAGTGCAATGTAGTCGAGAATAGCGGCACCTTCAATTCTAATCTCATCCTTGCCCGTGATATTGTTTGTTTTCTTGCTCACAGCATTGTGGGCATGTTCGTGTATTGGAGATAGCAGTCGATAATCTCTCAAGCCAAGTCGAAGACAGCGATTAACGATATATGGAAGGTCGAACATGACAATATTGTATCCCGTGTATGCGTCAGGGCGAATAATGTCAAGATGATTGAGGAATCGTTGAATTAACTCTGTTTCTGATGTGCAAAGGATAATCTCAGAGTTTTCATTAGCTCCGTCATCCTTGGATTCATCGTAATCTAGTGTCGTGAATGTTGTATAGTGTTTTGAGCCAACAACAGACACTGTAACCGCGTTAATCTCTTGTTCGGCTTTATCCGGGTCGGGAAAGCCATTGCCGACCTCAGTTTCAATATCAATGTTTGCAATTACAATCTTGCTGAAATCGAATGGCTGCGGTCTTAGTCTATACTTGTCTGCAATGAACTGAAACTCCGGTCTCTCCATACCGTGGATTTCGAGAATATCGCGATTATCGTTATACCACTCTCGCATATCTCTTGCGCTATCAAACTTCTTTCTCTTTAGAGGTTCATCCCTCATGCCACGATATTCACCGTCAGTACTAGGTAAATATAAACTAAGCTGATAGTCTTGAACATCGATTTTGCGTTCCCCATGCCTGTTCACATATCGATGAACCACTCGGTTTCTGTGTATGCCAACATAAGTGTAAAAGGGTTCCATATGAATTTTCCTTTCTTTAATATTTCGAATCAGACGTTAATTATCATCTGTGTCTCGGTCTTTATAATGCTTATCATGGGCATTGCTCTCAGACACACAGATTTGTCTGAATTGTTCGAGAGTGCTGGTTCTAATAAGATAAGCCACACCAAGTTCTGGGCTAATGTTGCCTATTTTGTTTGTACTGTTTCTTTTATCTATCTCACGTTTCAGCCCTCGTTTTATGACCATCTTGTTGAACTCTGGATGGTTTATCTCTGTACCGTTGCTGGTAACGACAACGTGTCTAAATGGATTAGTTTACGCTACGGTAACAAGTATAACATGAAACCCTCCTCACCGCAAGAAGCAGATGAAGAGGGCGAGGAAGAAGATGAAGAACCAAATATTATTTTACCAGGGTCAAATTAGGCTTTGACGGTAACTCAATCTTCGAAAACATCTTAATATATTCAGATTCAATTTGGTCAAGCGGTGTCATTGGTTTTCCGATGATATCCTTGGCCTTCATTTCAATTGAATCTTCTTTAACACAAGGCAGCAACGGAATGAAGTGTACACCTTGCTGACTCGGACTGATTACAACAGGATTCTTGATTTCGTAATCGCCATCAAGATTCTCGTTAATGACATCGCCGATAATCATACCCAGGCTTGAATGAAATACTCGAATCATTTATTTTCCTTTGCGAACAGATTTGGGTTGAAACGGAAACACTTGAGCAAGTTCGAGACCATGCTCGATGAACTGACGCTCTGTGCTGTTGTTGATTAGCAGAATATTGAAGTTTCGACCAGGCACAATCTTCGGCCAGTTAATATCGAGACCAAGCATAACGATATTTTCGTTTGCTTCAATCATGCCTTCTTCTGAAGTAGAGATTGGAACAAGCAATGTTTGACTTGGCTCAAGCCATAAACCAACTTTGCCAGCTTTCTCAACACGAGGTTTCGGATATTGGGTCTGAATACGACGGTCAGCAGTCAAGTACTGAACGGGAGTATCAACATCAAATTCGACACGGAATCCAGAACGTTCGGCTTCCTTAACGGGCTTCAGTTCAACCTCGCCTAAATCAATTTCATTTGCCATGCTTACCTCCACGGGCGGTTAATTCTCTAAGGGTTTCTTTGCTGAACAAGGGCAACACTTCTTCAGCTTTCTCTCTTGAATAGTTATACAGTTCCATAATCAATGCGACTTCCTCTTCTTTCGGTGGTTGTTTGCCCCACTTCGAAAAACGATTCTTTTTGGTCACTCCTTCATAATAGAACCGATAGTGCATATCGCGTTCAAGCTGAGTTAGTTTGTTTCCCTCGTTTGCGAAGAATATGGTGTCGGGATATTGACTAAATGCTCGATTTATCATGAACGGCATATAGCCCGAAATATCTTCAATCATCCCTGTTTTCTTGTTTATGCTATTCACATAATCAAAAGGGCTAGGCTTTGAATCTGACATCTGCCATTATCTCCGTCAGCATTGCCATGAGGTTAATCTCTTTGTCAACCACTGTAGCATTGCTAATCTGATATTGATTGAAGTATAGCAGAAGCTGAGGGATACTGTCGGGCTGAACGTGCTCGTCTGCCTTCTGCCACATCATCCTCACCAAGGTTGGTAACTCGTTATCGGGATTCTCTGCTACCCAGTGTCGCATACCAACAAAATCTTGTTTCTTCAGTAGCTGATACACTTCGTCAACAACATTAACAGAAACACTTGACATTGCCGAAGCATCGAGTTTGCCAGTCTGAGTAATGTTCTGAAGTATATTCAGAATACGACGGAAGTCGGGGAAATGCTTAACGATTAACTGTGCCAATACTTTGGAATCGTATTCCTCAATTCCCTCAAGTTTCAGGATTTCCTTCACGCGTTTATCGAAAGCGATAATCATTGCTTTCTTCTCTTCTTTTGTAAAGGATAGGTCAACCTGAACTGTTCGAGACTTCAACGGCTCAATAATCTTATTGCCAAAGTTAGCAGTGAAGATAAAACGACAGTTATTGGAAAACTCTTCGATGAAGCCACGCAAGGCAGCCTGAGCCAAATTCGTTAAATGGTCTGCTTCATCAAATATAACACATTTGAAGTCTCCCATTAGCGACATTGTTGAAGCAAAATTCCGAACTGTCGTTCTAATAGTATCAATATTGCCGTTTTCCGAACAGTTGATAAGGATATAATCAATACCAAGCTCTTCGCATAATGCTCTGGCTGATGAGGTCTTGCCGCATCCTTGAATTCCAACCATCATTAAGTTAGTCAATGACTTAGAATCTACAAGCGGTTGAAGCTGTTTTCTAACCCTCTCGGGCATAATTGTATCAGCAATAGTGCGAGGGCGATACTTCTCCACCCACAGGAATTGCTCAGGATTTGAAGTTATCGACATATCTTATGCTTTCTCTAGGGGAATGTTATAAACCAGGTTCGCATCAGCAACAGACTTGAACTCTGTAATGCCAGCTTCGCAAATAGAAACTTCGTAGTCACCAGGCAGCATTTTCAGATTATCGATTTTCAGCTTGAACTCTTTGTCGCTTTCGGTTTCTACTTCAACATCGATATTAATCATGTTGCCCGAACCATTGCGATTGGTCGCACTGTCGAAAGCCTTGATACCTTCTTTAGAAATCGAAATAACATCGAAACGCATAATAGCAGCAGTCTTCGCAATCTGAGACAAAACATCTTCGGACAGGGTCAGTTTTGCATCGACTGTTTTCAGCGTGATGGTTTTACCTTCGGGCGGAGAAACGATAATCGCTTCTGAAGCATAATAGTATTTCACCTTCTGAGAACCAGACTTGATAATCATATGGTCGTCTTTAAGGTCAATATCGGGGTCATTGAACAGACTCAGAACACCAAGGAACTCGGGCAATGAATAGAGTGCAAATCGACGAGGAAGTTCTTCTTCAATTGCTGCACGAGCGAAGCCGTTCTTCATAATCGACATCGTGCTGATTTGTTTCCCGGGCAGGAACAACATACCCTGATTAATGGTCGAAAAGTTCTTCAACAATTCGATTGTTCGTGCTGATAACTTCATGCTTGATACTTCCTTTCTTTAGTAATTGCCGTTGGCGGCTATCGTTGTGAACCCGTCTTTCTTCTCAAGCCTAATGAAAGAACGGAATGAATCTGCCAGTTTTTCTGGTGTATGTGTAATTACAAACACATTCAGGTCAGAAACCGATTTTAACATGTCTGCGAATGCTTGTGTACCCTCGGCGTCAACCGAGCTATCGAATATCTCGTCCATAATAAGAAGATTGCAGCTCATATTCGATTTCAGCCTTGCAACATCTCGCCATGCCATCATCACTGCCATATCAAGACGAAGTTTCTCGCCTTCTGACATCTGATTGTACGACATTGGTTCGAAGCCACGAATCCTTATTTCTTCGTTGAACTGGTCATCAAGCTTAACTGTTGCAAACAATCCGAGTTTCTTTATATTCTGATTCACCATTGAGTTGATAATGGGAATATACTCGTTAATGATTGTTGACTTAATACCAGTGTCTTTCAGACAAAGCGAAATGAAGTTGAGATAATTTGCTTCTGTCGAATTATGATTATATTCAGACAAAGCATCAGCAAGCTCTCCCTTCAAGGTTTCAAGTGTTGCCTTCTCTGTTTCTAATTTCGTGTCATCTATTTTAATGGATTGTTTGCTTGACGTCAAGTTTGATATATCGGCTTCAATACGCTTAATAGATGCTTCAATTGATTTTGCTTGCTTTATCTTTGCCGCAATAGCATCAATTGACTTCGATGCTCTATCAAACGACTGTTCTGCTTCTAGCAGCAATGGTTCAAGCTCAGAAGTAGATTTATCGAATTGCTCAATCTTCCTCTGTCGCTCGTCAATGTGATGGTGTCGATGTTCGTCTGTTATGCTTTGTTTGCAAGTCGGACAAAGATTATTGTTTTCGAAGAATGACTTTTCTCGCTCGGCTGTCGCAGCATTGGACTTGATAACTGCTCGAAGGTCTTTAATTCTTGTAATACGCGACATTGCCGTCTGCTTGTCATCTTTCAGTTCTTTAACATTCACTTGTTCAATACTGTCAATGATGCTTTGTTTGTCTCGACTGAGAGCTTCAATCTCGGCTTCATGCTTTTCAATTTGCTTCTGAACAGCTTCGCGCTTTTCGTCAAGCGATTGTTTTGTTGATTGTTCAACATGTGCGACAAGCTTGGTCTGTGCCTTAACAGCCTCGCCCTTCAGCTTGATATTGGTCTTTAGTTCTTCGACACATCTGTTTGACCAGTAAACTTTGTCTTTATGAAGAGAAGTCATAACGCCGAATATATCGAGACCAAGTACACGCTCAACAAATAAACGTCTTGCACCTTTGTTTAATGCCATGAATGGTGTGTACGATGCCTTGCCAATCATAACAATCTGAGTAAATGCAGTATAGTCAATGCCGAGGATTTTATCTTCAAAGTATTTCTGATAGTCTCGTGCCTTAGCAGACTGGTCAACAAGTTTATCGTTAATATAGATTTCAAAGATTCGAGGATTGTGACCACGCTTCACTTTGATTTTATCGCCACCGCGTGTGAACTCTGTTTCAACAAGCATTCCTCTGCCATTACGATTGTTCACAAGCTGAGGAATGGTCACGTTTCTGAATGGTTTTCCGAATAGTGCATAGCATAGAGAATCAAGAATGAGACTTGATTTACCGACACCGTTATTACCAAGAACCACAGTCGTGTTTGATTTATCAAGCTGAATTGTGATAGGCATATTGCCGACACTGGCAAGGTTCTGACACTTAACCCAATGGAACTTGATAAAATTCATTTCGACATTTCCTCTTCGGCATCGTTATACAACTGGGTAAGCATTTCTTTCAGCTTCGTCTTATCAAGCCCGGCGAGTTCCATGCCGTCAACTGTCGATAGAATCTTTGACAATGTATCTTGTGGTGCTTGCACATCGAGTTCATCTTCTGGTTGAACGAAAGAAAGCTGACCAGTTTCTGTAACCTCGGTATTATATGCTTCGCGCTGAACACTGTCAATGAAGAGTGCAAGCTTGGAGTTATCAGAAATCTCCATGCTTGAAACATTGATACGAACAAACTTGTCTTTCAGGTCAGAAAAGTCGTAATTGAGAATATCTATTGAATCCGAATAATCAATTACTTTATACAATCTATATGGATTGTGAATATACTCTTTCTGTTTTGTGTTCTCGTCAAACAGAATAACAGATTTGCGCTGATTATAGTCCGACCAGCTTGTATCAAACGGGTTACCGATATATTCGAAGTTTCCCTGTTTTGACGGAATGTGGAAATGACCAGACCAAACTTCATCAAATCTCGCAAACCATTCTTTCTCGAGTCCGTGCTCTGCCTTAATGCCGGGCAATAACTCGAAGCCGACAGTTTCGAAGTGCCCGCATATAATATTGGCATTCGAGGTTTCAATGAATCTCTTGGCTTCTTCAAGATTGCTGTTATTAATCCAAGACATCATGCCAAATGTAGTTTCGCCGATTGTGATATCTTCGAAACTCTTTACGACATGAATATTGTGATAATCTTTTTCTAGCTGAGAAAGACTGTTTACTTCATTCGTGTTCTTATAGTATATGTCATGATTGCCGATAAGCATATACTGCATTACTTCGAGTTCTTTCAGAACATCGAAAAATCTCTGTCGAATGGTATTATAGGTCTTGATATTGAGAATTTTCCTCTTATCCCATGTATCGCCGAGATTGAGGAAATGCTTGATATTGTGCTTCTGAATCTGAGGAACGAAAACATTGTCAATGAAGTCCAACTGAGCCTTCATTATAACTTCGTCATCGTTCCGAGCACCGAAGTGAAAATCTGTTCCGACTATAATCATCTGTCTATCATCTGAATAATTGTTTCTTTGTCGATGTCATGATGCACACCATCTGGACCGTCATCATAGAAATCGTCCAACACGCTCTTCATGTATTCCCTGCGCTGTTTGGCTTCCTCGTTCTCGCGTTTAATCCTGTTCTGAAATGCCCAGTAGATACATTGCGTGAAGAAGCCAAACGGGTTATTGCTGCGTTCGGGGTCATACTTGTTAATAGCACGAGTAGCAGCGACAATGCCGTCGTCGATCATCTCGTCTCGCCAGCTATAATTGCGGAAATTGTGTTTATAAGATAAACCGTGGGCAATGTCAATAATTGCTCGTCCAATCTCGTCTGGTGCTTTCGGAGGAATCAGACCAGCAGCTTCGGCACGTTTAACATTTTCGACATGATGGCATAGAATCTCATGCAGCTTTTCCTTATTCACATACTCTGCCATCGCCTATCTCCACTGTTCTAACAGTATAATCAAACTTTTCAGACTCATAAATTTCCAATCGTTTCAGTAAGTGGTTGTATGAATGATTTTTCTTCTTGTTGCCCGGCTTAAGGTCGTCTGCAATATCAATCACGAGTGCCTTATGCTTGTTATTCATCTTTCTGAGTGCTCGACCAATACTCTGTAATGTTCTGATTCGAGCCTTGCCCGGGTGAGCAAGAATCAGGTTATGAATATTCGGAGCGTTAATACCAGTCGAGAAAGTGCCAAACGATGCAAATAGTACAATATTGTCTTGAGTAGCAAACTTCTGTCGTATCTCTTCGCGCTCTTCAATTGGTGTTTCTCCAGACAAGTAATAGATTTCTTTGCGACCATTATTACGTTCAATAGTGTTAGTATATAGCGGCTTGCCATGCTTGTCAACAAAATTAAACAATACCAATGTATTATTTGGCAGGTTCAAAGCTCTTTCGCTAACATAATCAAGACGATTCTGGTCTTCAACAATGTAATCAATTTCTGCATGATAATCAGAACCAATGCGGGGCTTGTCGATGTACTTGAGGATTTCAACACTAATATCCATCTGCGTTATATTGCCACGTTCCATTAGTTCTTTTGTCGAAAGTGTTTTGATTACTGGTCCAAACAATGCTTTCATCTGCATTAGATGGCATTTGGTTCCGTCTAGAGTGCCTGTCAAGCCAACACGAATGACAGATGTGTCTTCTAGCTTGTTAATAATACCAGAGATTGATTTGCCGTCTGCCTGATGTGCTTCATCGCAGATATAAACATCAAATTGTGTGAAGTAATCTTTAGGCATTTTCAGCATTGATTGCCATGTTGAAATAACGACACGATTGTCTGAATACTTTTCCTTGCCGCCATATACCTTGTGAGGGATAATTGCTTTTGCCTTGTCTGGAGCGTAATCGTAGAAATCGGCTGCAAGCTGTTCGACCAATTGTGTTGTTGGCACTGTGATTAGAACACGATATTTCGTGTTTTCGAGAATATACTTAATTAAAATGTTTATTATCAATGACTTACCCGAGCTCGTGGGCGATAGGCACAGGCACTTATTCAGCTTCAGAATGTTTTCCACAGCTTCAAGCTGATAATCGTATGGTTCAAACCTAACATACTCTGACCAGTTATCAAGAAACGCCGAACAATCGAACTTTCTAATCAGCTGACCGCTATCTTTATCGAACTCAACAGAATAGCCGCATTTCTTTGCCCACTGCATAAGTTCAGGAATCAAGCCCTGAGGAATACGACGATTACGAATATCAATCAGACTAATATAACCATCCCATGTTCCGTACTTGAACTTCGGCGTATACTTGTATCCGTCTGGTCTGAACCTGAATACATCACGAAGCTCGTACCAGATTGAAGGCGATGTTTCAATCCCGATATAGAGTTCGTTTTGCTTGTATAGTTTGATGTCTGTCATTAGAATCCGCCAGCCTTGAATTTCTCGAACTCGATTGCATTTCTGATATTGAAACTTCTCTGTTTAAGTTCATTCATGAAGCTGTCTATCATTGTGAGTTTAAGCTCGGTGTCTTCGAGTTGTGTTTTCGAAGCAATATAGTCATCGTCTGCATCGAGCCAGGTCTGAAGTTCCTGTTTCAGAACCTTATGCTGAAGAGGTTTTTCCTTGTAAACTTCATCCGATGCCTTGCCCATATAATAGAGGGTGAGCTCGAGAACTAGTTTATCGTGTTCAGCTTTTGCTGTTCTGAATAACTTGGATTCGCCTGCAAGAATAGTCAACCATTTTGCATGAAGGCTCGAAATTGCGATAGACTCGCGGTCAAGATGGTTTTTATCCAACTGCGAGTCTTTCTTGATTTCAGCCTGTATTTCGCTGAGTGTCATTTGATGTTCGGACCTTTTGTCATTGCATACCACTCATACTGGAAGATAACATTACAAGTCTGATTCTCTACAGAACCAAGAGTAGAGTCGAATGACAATTGTTCAATATCTGTGGGGAATGCACCATAGAATGTGTATTCGATATTTGCAGTCTTGTTTCGTGTCATAATATGCAATGTAAGGTCGCGTGTTCTTTCGAACGGATATTCCTTATCGTGCATTGACTGCATCCACAGCTGAAGCTGTCTGTAGTTCTCCATTTCCTCGTCGACAATGAAGTCTAGAGTCAACGGGTCGTATTGTAATGTTTCGCCAGGAATCTTAACTCGGTTGTGAGCATAACCAGTGTCAATAGCGGTCTGGTGCATTCCTGGGAGTGGTGCTCGTTGTATGAAATAGTTAAGATGTTCAAACTGAGGGATGACTAGTTTGAAATCCTGCGTGATTATAGCGTTATGATTCATATTGTGTCAAATAGTGTTGAGAGTGTTACTCTAGAATAAAGTGTATGATACTTCAGAAACTCTTTGAGTTCAGGCTTCACGATTCTGGGTGAATAGTCTGCGGTCATTGTGAAGGAGATAATACCAGACTTGGTCATAAGCGGAGTCCAAACAGACGGCGGGATTGCAAACCCAATCATACAATATTCATTATCCGGTG